TACTTTACGCTCAAAATCGAGTTGTATTATACGCTGCTCTTTCTCGATCCCTTCCTCCATCAATTCAAGTTCTTCGTCTTGTATCTCTCTCTCTATTGAAATACGCGTATCTCGGTACTCTTTATAGAGTTCGTAAGCGTCTTTTCTTTTTTGTCTTTGATCGTCTAAGTCCTGCTTGTTCTGATCCTCTTGGGTTTTTATGGCTTCGTCACGTTCCTTTTCTGTTTGAGCGTTAAAGTATTCAAGGTCACGTACTGACTGTTTGTATTGCGCTCTCTTATCCCTTACAGATTTTGCGAGGTCGCTCATTTCCTTACTGTCTAGTTCGCCTTTTTTCTTCTCATGCTCGTATCGTTTTTTAAGGGCTGATAACTGGGCTTCGTTCGAGTCCTGTAATTTTTCTATCTTATTTCTCTCAAGGCTTGTAGTATTTTCTCCAGCAAGTTCTGCCATGCGTATCTCATGATCTAGCGCAGCTATTATTCTGTTGTTTGCTTCTTCGTATGCTGCTGCTCTTTTTTCCGCTGATTTAACAGATTTCTCGGCTGCTTCTTCTTCTGCATAACTCGTCAAACCTATCCAGTCTAAGAAGTCTTTAACTTGTTGAACTACCCACCCTATCGCATTTCCTACGGCTTCAAATATTACCGTTAAAAGCCCCAATTCATCCATTAATTTAACAATAGCGGCAACAATAGCGGCAACAATAGCGGCAATTAAAAACAAAGGATTTGTCAAAATTGCTTTACCTAGATTGAGAAATGTGCTACCCAGCTGTTTGATAGAGTTAATCGCAGAACCAAAAGAAATACCCTTGGCGGCCCCCGCTAAACTACTAGCCTGTTTACTTGCTGTTTCAAAATCTAAACGCATCAATGACGCACCAACGGACGCAATACCGTCACCGAATACGCTGAAGCCTTGGTTATCTGCGAGTATATCGACTTGCTTATCAACTTCGATAATGGTTTTACGCATCCTTACCGCTTCCTTTTGGAGCGTGCGGAACTCTTCGGAATTAGCCTCGCCAGCCAATGCCATTTCATACATCCTATCTTCTAGTTCACCTAGTCGAGATGATAGTGGTTTGACATCTCCGTAAACATCCTCAAACGTTGCAGAAAGGTCTGTATTTGCTTTGCTTGTTGCTTGCGTTGCTTGTGCGGTTTCCCGTAGTTGTTTGTTATAATCAACTAACTTGCTTTTGCCTTTCTCAAATGACTTAGACAGTTTTTCCGCTGTTTTAGAATCCGTTGCCTTATCGAGTTCTGCTTTTGTCTTTTTTATCTCATCTCGGAATGCCTTAATCGAATCCCCTTTTATATTTAGCTTTACGTTTACTTCTGTCATTTTACTGAATAATTACGTTTAAATCTGTAACGGTTATGTCTCTAGTGTGCGTGTCATTCTCTACGAATATCTCAATATAGTCAGTATCTTCTAATGTTGTCAGGGTTTGAACTGTTGCTGCTTCTGCTCTGCCTCCAGCGTTTGTTGTTATGTATACTTCACTATCTGTGAGAATAGTTCCATTTTTAGAAATGTATATACCTATCACATTATTGTTTCCACTTTCGACTGAAAGGGTGGCGGTTACGTAGAAGGGGCGCGTAATACTTCCAGTATAAGTAGCTCGGTTGTTTGTGTGCGTGAATTTACTTGTTAACGCTCCGTTTATTGTTGTCCCCGCAACCTTATAAGCCACCCCAGAACTTGATACCGTTGTTACTGTTGCGTTTCCATTCATGTAGTATTGGGCAATCTCTTTGCTGTTTGTTATACCTACGTTATTGACAAACAACGCTTCATTGTCCTGGAAGTCTATTCCTGTTAAATAAGTGCCGCCTCCTGCAAAATTACAAGTATCCAATATTAAACCCTCATTTGGAATAGTTGCAGAGGCGTTTAAAGAAATTGCCGTTTCCCCACTTAGCGCAATTATAGAGCTGTATATTATTCGGAATCTTCGGGTTATAGTTAGCCCCGCTTGTAGATCAAAAATAGTGTTAGCACTATCGCAGTCAAATAGTGAGTTATTAAATGCAACCGTTCCAATAGTACCATCAAAAGAAATACCGCCCGAATTTATAAACGCACCTTTTGTAAAAATGAAGTTTGAACAATTCTGAATAATACCAATAGTTGGCACATCTAAAAAATTGACACCCGTCCAATCTAAAGCCATTATATTCCCATCTCCGTCGAAGTCCAAAGCAGTACCTACATTTTTAATAGTTATGTGTCTTATTGGTGTTGTGTACTGTGATTTCAACAAAGGTGTAGAGGTTGCTAACCCTGTTGATGTTAAACCGCAATTTTCACTACTGCCGCCTATTATAGTTGTATTCTCTCCACCTACTAGAGTGTTACCAAGTAAATCAATAAAGGTGGTTAGATAGTATGTGATGTTATCCTCTAGTATTATCTTGTTACTTCCGTTCGGATCTGGAAAATCAAACAAACTCGAAACATATACGAAATTCTCACTTTCAGAAGTGTTTATAATAACCCCCGACTTTGTTACGGTGTTTTCATTACCTATTACTGTACTCTTTCCAAATCCAGTCGGTATGGTGTTATTATCTCCAATTACCTTGGCGTTATTGGCGTTTACGATGTTTTGATTGCCTTGAATGAATACCTTGTCGGACGTCACGAAGTTATACGCGCCTTGTATATTTACTTGCCCCGTTCCAATTACTACGTTTGTGTCATTCGCTACATCGGTAAAAAAGTCTGTCACGATGTCGTCGTATAGTATGTTCGGTTTAATTGGCGGTGTCGGATTCAATACCTTTAAATTACTCTTTTCATCCGCTGTAATTAAGTCCACTTTTGTTAACGTTCTTTTCGTTGTATTGTAGTTGTGAACCTTTTCGATATAGAAATAACCGTTATCTTTTATGTAGATAGTCCAGTCCAAACGTTCAGAAAGCCGTTGAGCGTCTAACTCGGATAGGTTAAAGTAAGCGGTTAATCGTTGCCCTTGGTTTAATGTAGTGGTTTCTCTTTGGTGGTGTAAGTTGTAAATGTAGTTTGAAGTTTGCCCCGCTTGGAAACCGTGAAATATAACCTTTGGCGCATTGAATAGAATAGAGAAGTTTGGCGTAAAATCACTGTCAAACATTGATGTTAAATTGTAATTCGTAATGTAAGCAAGTTCACTCGGATTTATTACAATGTCGTCATAAAATGGATATTGGTATATATTCCCTAATCCATTATGAAGTAATACGCGTAGGTTTCCCTCAGGGTTTATACCGTTGATAGATGGCAAAGGGAATCCTACTCCAGCGAGTACGGAAGGCGTTGGCGCGTACATTATCGTATGTTCGTTAGTTCCTACGGTATATTCGTTATCTAGTACTATAGTGCTTTCTCCATACGTTTCTGAAAAATCATCCTGATAAGCTACGTTAATACTGTCCTTACCTTCTTTGTACTTAAATGCTTGGTCGCGTTTTACTTCGTTGTTTAGGAACGTTATATTGTTCGGTTGCGCCTCTTGAAACTTATCCGTCCAATCCCATGTAGCACCGTCATCATAGTACCTATCTCTAGTCTTTACAATTAGATTCGATTCGTTTTCGGGGTCAGGTACAAAAACTAAATTATAAGTTTCTGATATAGCCTTAATAACATCTCGTTGCTTTATACCTTTGGGAATAAATTTGTCAATGTCAACAGCTGAACCCTTTACAAGCTCGGTAATATCGGGAACGGCTTTAAATTCTAGGTTTGTAATATCAATGTCAAATTCAAGTTTAACTTCATCCCCTGTGGCTTGATCTACGAATTTAATAACCTCGTTACTTGTGTTGTTTGAGTTTGCTGGATCAACAAGCGCACCAAACTGGTTTTGATAACGAGCCATAACAAATATATGGGTGTCGAATTCCTCGTTTGCATCAAATAAACCAAAGTCCGCAAATGATGCGTTCGTTCCGCTTCCTAAATTTTGAAAGCCTGATGCGTATGTATTTGTCGTTCCTTGCTGAAAGTTAACTACTGTAGTTCCAGCGTCAATATATGCTACCTTTGAATTATCGGTGAGGGATTGACATATCAGTGTTAATTTAAGTTGTACGCTTTTACCTTGTCCATTGGGATCTTCTGTTTCCCATGCAACAATATTACTACCAGCGTCGCGGGCTTGTACATCAATAGAATAATCGTAAGACGTTAATAATTGAAACGTTCGACCTTGCCCCGCTATGTTTGTCAACTCACCTGTAAGCACATTGTATTGGCTTTGCGAATCTTCCAAAACCGTATCCAGTATTATTTTACTTCCTGCAGCCGTTAAGTATTGATTAATAGTATTAGCTACTGTAAAATCTATTGAGGGAATTGCACTAAACGGGTAAGCTGCTGGCGTATTGGCTGGGTCAAGTAAGAAGGTGTCACTCGCCAACGTTCCACGAACCGTAAAAGATTGCTTTAAGAATTGGCTAATTGAGTCATCTCCATTCTTTCCGTTGTATGGTATAATACGCTTATCTAGTCGTATATCATTATCGGTTAACTGATCGAATGTGTAACTGTATCCGTTTGCTGCAAATATCTTTTTCCAATATTCCAACTCGTATATCGCGGGCTTAAAATCTCGAAGCGTGTAGATATTATCCTGTTTAGCGAATTGCGGATAGGTATACCCTTCCGTATTACTCCATGACGATATGATATTGGCGCGGTTAAATATATGCGATAGTTCGGGGAATGATAGGTCGGTCAGTTCCTTATCTCCCATCTCATTAAAGAAGTTCGATACCTGATTGAACACAACTATCTTAAACTTTAAACGCTTTCCGTTCGTTGCTCTATTGTCGTTTACTCTAATTACTTCTTTTAGCTGTATAAACCCCGTAAACGTTTCTGTACCGTTTTGGATAATACTGCAAGTGGTTTTCTTATTACGGTCAAATGTCGCGTTGCTTAGGTCAATCTCGAAATACAAACCCAATAGCGTTGTATTATTTTCGTTACCATCTATCTCGATAACCTTGGAAAAAGAACCCGAACGAATCCCTGTCTTTATGTCCTTTGATGACATCGAAATCGGAAAGTCCACCGTACTCGGTAGATCAATGAATCCCGTCGATAATTGTATTCTAGTGCTATCCATTTACTTCGTCTTGTACTGCCATTCTAAATTCAAGTGTAACCTTTCTATCTCGTTTTGTTCGCTTCTTGTGTAACGGTTGCGAAGTGCTTAATATCTCAATCGCTCTCCAATCTTCACCGTCAATAGATACGTATGCTTGTGGGGTGCTTAACAACTCTCTCATGTATTGGTTTTCGACTTCATCTAAAATATCGGTATTCACTCGGTATTTAATACTTTCGCTTACATCGTAATTCTCAACGCCCAAATCAGTTGTGTCATACCCCCACACACCATCTGTTAACTCTCCGTACTTACGCTGTATCGTTTGTCGCTGTACATCTTGGTTGATATAGTCACCTTTATTGAATGGGATAGTTATCCAACTGCCATACCTATCTAAGAAGCAAATGTCGTAAGTAGTGAATAGATCGCAATCATTATATAAATTAATGGTTCTCTGCCTGCTTTTTGATACTGAAATTATTGATCCGCTTGCGATAGATTGAATTTGAACCGTGTAAGATGTGATACCTGATAAATCTAAACCACCACCAAAAGCAATCCAAGAACCCCCAGACAATACCTCATCAATAATTGAGTCAGATGGAAGTATATTAAAGTTTACGATACCCTCGTTTGAACTTACGGCGTATCTATAAAGCACCGAATCAACAACAAACACAACATACAAATCAGTTGAATCTGGCACGTAGCCACTTAACCATGTAGGCATATTACGCGATATTTTAACCGCTTCGGGTAGTGTTGTTAAAAAGCTACTACTACCACCATCTAACGTATAAGTGGTGTCTAAATAAGTACGAAAAGCATTAAACCCAAACGCACCTTTAAACGCCTCAAAAGACACTCCAGAATACAATGGAAATACGCTTTTTAAACCATCGGCATAAGTTACAACGCCCGCAGAAGCTCCGCCAGAACCTATCCAAGTTAAATCTAAGACAGTATAGTAAACGCCCGTGTCTAGGAACACGTCTAAAACGGTGTGTATTCCGTCTAGTTCTGGTCTAAAGTTTACACCCGCGTCTTGTTTTACATTAACAACGTCACCCGCTGAAAATCCTGGATCGACTGTATGGGATAACATCGTGCGAGTAATTCCGCTAGGATTAATAGAAGGGTCGGAAACATTCGCCCAAGTACCCGTGCCAGCGAATCCGTAATCGGTAAAATCTACATTTACAAAGTATTCTTCAGAAACGTTTACACGGTATTTGGTTTGGTGTCCAAGAGGCTTGTAAGTCTTTGCCGTTTGAAAATCGTTGTATAATTGCGATTGAATTAATTTGCGTATATCAATCTCACCATATCCCGAAACGGGTATCGGTCGAACGGTTTGCCGTCCTATCAGGTCACTGCTTGCATCTTCTACGACTTCAATTATATACCGAAATCCTTCCTCTGCTTTATTGGTACTATCAAAATACCAATACATGGGATTGTATGCGGGCGTTAATGATTGTGGGTTTGTTATCGCGGTTATTGCCATTAGTTAAATTGTTGATCTATTCTATACTCAAATATCTTGGCAACTACCTTTTCGAGTTGGTCTACCACCTTTTCACGCTCCATGAATGCGCGGGTTATGTTACGCGGTACTCGGCCACCTTTCCACTTCCTTGCTTTCTTTTCATCTACAAATTTGTAGTATTCCGTTGATGATATTTTAAGCGTCATTTCGTCGGTATTGTCATCCCATCGCAGTTTCACAATTCTCGAAACGTTCCGCATCCTTCCAGTATCTACCGCTTTTTGTCGTATTATTTCCTTCTTAATCTCGGTATTTAATACGCGGGTTGCTGTTCCAATAGTTCGCCAAACGTCTGCCTGTGTTGCCATCATTAATATATGTACAATAACGGCGGTGTGTTACTTATATGACTAACCTAGGTTGGTCAGGGTCGTTCGTGTTCGTTTGGAAGTAGTACCTTATACCGTCAATGGCGTGGTTGTAATCGTCTATTGGTTTGTTTAGGCTTACGTTTGACTTATCGACCGCCCAAATATACTTTTGGAACTCGTTAATGATATTCTTTGAACGTTCAGTTATTACGATATTTAACTCTTGCATACGTGAAACACCGAACACAATACTATCAGCCCCCTTCTTTGCATCTTGAACGCGCCATCCATACGTTCGAAGTTCTGCGTTTGATTTCATTTCCGCACTATCTCCTGTAATTGTTGTGTACTTATCGCACCCTAGTGAGGTCATGCGCTCGGATATGGCTCTATTTAATAACCCCGTTTCGTAGATCAACTCATCCAAGTACCAAGTGTTATCAGCGTAATAGATCGCAGTTAGTGCAGTTGGGTCGTTACGGTATCCATAATCTAAACCGTACCCCATAAGTCGTGCGTGGCTTGGTATTTCTTTGCACGTTGTCCAATTCTCGAATACAACTCCATCCAATGCACCAACCATTCCTAAACCGTATACGCGCCACTTATTTGCCCAGTATTTAGATTTGACATTCTCTTCTTTGAAAAGGCTATGAAAGTCTAGCGTAGTGTCGTGGAATCCCTTTATTTTATAGTCGCGTATACTCTTAACCTCGGACGTTGCCAGGTACTCGTTATCTTCAAAAGTGAGCGTAATAAAGTTGTTTTCGTTTATGTAGTCATCACCCCAAAAGAGCTTATCAGGGTTGTAATCGATTATAGTAAGTCCAGCTCGTGAGATGAATTGGACCGCTGTATCAATATCCATTTTATCCGCTTCGTTAATGTATAAAATATCCCTACGGAAACCCTTACCGACATCGTTAACATCCGCACCAAGAAAATCTAAATAAGAACCGTTTGGATATTCGTGCTTCGATTCTGATCTATTAAAGTCTTGAATGTTTTGAATAACCCCCCAGTCTTTGCAAATCTTAACGTAGTCACGTATTACGGTGCGCTTCATTTTAGATAGCTCACTCGATAATATGGTAGCCTCCTTTTCACTATTTAGAAGCGACTGAATTAACAGCTGTACGATTGATACTGTTTTGCTTGCACCTTGCCCCCCTCGAATTACAAAAACGTCCTCTTGTGGGTTGTTAATTATCAAATCGCGTATCTTAAAAAACGCCTTGGTATATAGAAATTTATTACTCAATTCAATCTAAAAAGGTCTTTATAGAAATCGAACACCAAATCAAACTCGCAGCAACTTCCTATCTGTTCTTCTTTGAAAGCAATGACAAAGAGTATCATGCTGTTGTTTACTTGGTGTACTTTCATCGCTTGCCAATGTCAGGAAGGGGCGGAATATTCAAACCGCCCTTTAACTCCGTTTCTTTTTTGTCAACTAGCCCGTTTAAACGTTGCGTGATGCTTGGATTAAAGAAGCCATTCATACCCCCGATAATTTGATTCTCTCGTATTTCGTTACGTATACGTGAACAGATGACCACAAAGTCATCGTAATACCCTTTATGATTATCAAAATATTGATCTATTTGCCCTATACCTTCATCCCAACAATATCTTTTAAGCCCTTCTAGCGTATACGGTATCTTAGTACTATCTGTAACTCTGTTGCCATCCTTTCCAACGTACTGTACTTTTTCCCATTCGGATTCTTTTACCTTTATATCGGCTTTGTAATCGTTCCAAACCTTTTCAAGTTCTTCTGGTTTCTTAAATATGCGTGTTGGGTGTGCCATTAATCCTTATTTATTTCGATTATTTTAAACTCCTTTGCAAGTTTATCGGACAACATAAACTCGTTTGCGTCTTTCAGAAATTCGTTATATTGGTCAACTTGGTGTGCTTTTATATCCAGTTTTAGTCGTTCGGTTTTCCCGTGTTGAATCTCCTTAGTAATTGTCAAGGCTGCGACTGAAATAATAAAAGCGGTTACTGCTATCCATATCATGTTACCATTGATTTTGAAAACACATATTCAATCCGTAGTCGTAGTAATTCGCGTTATTAACGATTGTATCATTTCCAGTACATTCGTTTCTTACGGTGTACGTAAAGAACGTGTTTGGGTAGTACTGATTAATATTCGTTATCTCTCCGCAATTACACACTGTAACGGTTGGTTCTGTTGCTTGTTGTGTTGGTTGTGGGTTATTCTTTTCGCATGAAGCAAAAATAAGTAGGCTAATCGCTAGTATTATTTTTTTCATCTTCTTGTTTTTTTGGCTTGGTCTTGGATACTACGTTTGTAAATCCAGCGTCATGTAATCGTTTAAGGAAGTCCTGAGTGTATTCTTTCCCGTGTTCCATTACAACATTGATACCTGAACGTCTACCGTCCTTTATGACTATCTTTTGTCCTTGTTTAATCTTAGTTTTGTACATTTTCTTCAAGTTCGGTTAAAAATTCTTTTTTAGATCGCGCTGTTATGTGCGGAAATTGTTCGCGTAATTCTTTTAGGCTCATTTCCTCAAGTGTCGGTTGTTCTGTTTGTACCGTTTGCGCTTGTTGTTTTCTCGCTTTGAGTTTGGATTTCCCGTTCATATTGTTTTACTTTTTGTTTAAAATCGTTAATTAAAATGTTTGCCCCTCGAAAGGTTATATCTAGTCTTTTTATTAGCGGTCTGATACTTCGTATTCCTTCATACACGTATATGTTAAAAAATATCTTCTCATGTGGTTCAGCGTTTACGTAGTACTTTCGAAGCGCATAATTAAGACGCTGCATTTCTTCCTCGTTGCTTTCTTCCTCTTTTATATATATGTCAGGAATTGGTATGTCGTTACAAATTGACCTATTTGTTATATTGTGGTTTCCGTTATCCCATGAGTACAGGTTGGAAGCTGTTACGCCAATAAAGCCTAGTATGTTTTCTTTTTTGAGGTCTTTTTTTCTATCCAAACATATCACGTAAACATCGGAAGCAACCGAACAAATATTTTTCGTTTTGGATTTGAAAGCGTTATTTAATATGACACGCTCTATTTCGTGCCAGTTTTCAGAAAAGAATCTATCAATTTGGGCTTTATGCATCATTCATAGAATTGATTAAATTGTAAGTTGTAAATATACAAAAAAAGGGTATCATTTTACCGACACCCTTAAAACCTAACTATTATTAATCTATTGACTTGGTGTAAATGTAGTTATTATTCTGTTATGTAACCGTTATTGTGATGAACTGTAGCATATCTTTATGAGTGGTTTTTTACCTTCTCTTTATATTTTGTGATTAGTTCGCGTAGTTCTTCCCTTGTGTATTTTACGGTCTTGTGTCGCATCTTTTCAAGTTCTTCTACTGTATCTATACCTAATCTCTTTATAAGTCCTTCACGATAGCTTATTAAGTTTCCGTGTTTATGTTGGTTACAGTGTACACATTGGCCGTGAACGTTGTTTTCGTCGAATGTTAAAGCCTTACAACTTCCCGAAGATACATAATGTCCAGCGTCGAACTTTCCTTTTAATTTACTGTCGCAGCTTATGCACTTCTTATCCTTGTCGCGTAGTCTTATGTATTGGTTAAATACTGCTTGTGCTTTCTTTAGTAAGTCTTGTACTGTTTCTAATTCCTTACGTTTCTTAATCTTTTCGCGTTTGGCTTTCTTGATCCTATCTTCTTTGACAGCATCCCAAAAAGCAGAAGTACATTCATCCGAGTCTAAACAAAAACGAAACGCACCCATCTGATTAGGGTAACGCTTCGTGAATGTATTTCCGCAGTTCTTACAACGCATATCAGAAAGGCAAATCTTGATCTTCTTCTTGTGTTCCTACTCCTTCGATTTGTTGCTTCTCAGCCTTAACAATGTTTCCATCTGTCCAAATCACTTTGCCGTTTCCAATGTAGTTACGGTTTACTTTTGCTTCGCGTTCCTCTTTGCTTTGCTCGTGGTATGCGCTTGCGTTTTGTCCGTATGCGTTTACTTCATCTTGTACGCTTAAAGTTAGGTTTAGGTACTTACCGTTTACTAACTTGCTTTTGTCAATCTTTGTAAGGTCGATTGATAACCCAATTAAACTACTCATATTCTATTTGTTTACTTTTATTACTAAATCGGTTAGTTAAATATATTTGGTTGTTGTACACAATTAAAAAAGGGTTTGTTGCCTTCTATAAAGGTCTAGTCTTTCGTTTGCCTCACGGAAATATCTTTTATCTAATTCAGTTCCTACTAAATCAAAATGTAGTGCATCACAAGCAATAGCAATGCTTCCACTTCCTAAAAATGTGTCAATTATTTTATCGCCTTTATTAGCGTATTTGTTTAATAACCATTGGTACAGTTCTACGGGTTTTTCTGTTGGGTGTATTCGCTTGTCACCGTTTTTAGCATTAGCACCAACCCAAGAGCGTTTTACCTTCCTTAAAGCACCGTTAAAACTTGTCCACGCTAATTCACCGTCTGCAAAATCATTATCACCAGTTCCTTTATCCCAAAAAACCCAAGCAGAGGTAGGTGGTAAAAATTCAGTAAAATAATTGCCACCCCAAACAATTTGATTCTTACTTATTCTAAACAGTTCATCCCAATAGGCTTTTTTAGGTATTTCATTATCCCAATCATTTTCGCCTCTATATATTTTTGTTTTACCATTTCCAAGTGTCATCTTGTTTGCACCTATTCCATAAGGTGGGTCTACAATAGCTAAGTCAAATTGTTTATCCTCGCATTGCTTCATAAACGGCAAACAATCTACATTGTGCGTTTCTATTTTACTTCTGTACATATCATCATTTTTTAACAGATGTACAACACCGTATATAGTTAATAGCTATTTTCGGCTTGTTTACATCATTATTTTTATTATTCTTTATTAGTTATTTGTTTGGTTAAGTTCGTGCTTTAAATACGCTACTAACCATATACAAGTACGTTATATGCAATTACTTATGAAACTCTATCCATTTACACCCTGTCTGTGGATATTGTTTAAAAAACTCTTCCATTTCTTTTCTGTTACTTTCTGAATCGCCTCTAACTAATTTTTTCCCGTCCTCCATATGAAAAGTAAATACACTTTTTTTATGTTTCTTTAGCAGTTCTATTTGCTGATTTATAGTTAATGAATCTTGGTAGGCTTGTGCCTTTTCGTTGTGTTCTAATAATTCTTTTATTGTCATTTTTTCTATATTTAATTATGGCGATTTCGCCACATTTAGGTTATTCAATCCGCTACTGCGGTTATACTCAACGTTACAACCTCATTAACTGAACATTTAACCTCATGCGCTCAATACTATCATACTTCCTAGCAACCTTTAAGAGCTTCTCAAAGTTGCTTCCAGTTACTAATTTTGCCGCTCCTACCTTTCCAACTCCTTTAGCACCTTTAATATTATCGGCGGTGTCTCCTATTAGCATCTGTTTTAAGAACATATCATATCCTTCTTGTGGTGTTGTGTAACTCCATCCGCGAAACTCTCTTAAATCGAATCCTTCTGCGTCTTGTTCTCCCGTCTTTTGCTTGTAATAATCAAAGTGCGCTCCTGAAATTTGCTTTAAGTCCTTGTCTAAAGATACAATAATAGATTCTAACTGCCTTGCATCTATACTAATAAGATCATCAGCTTCCAAGGTGTCCGAATACTTTACTTGATTTCCTTCCGTTTCTAACATCTGAATAACGTAGTACTTCAATACGCTAACTAAAGCACGCATTTCTTCGTCTGGTTTGTCCTTCTTCTTGTACTCAGGATAGATATTATAACGAAAATTATTTTTACACATTGTAAAGTAATAAACCAATTCACTAGAGTTAAAACCATCTTCCTCGATTTTGTTTACAATTGCACGTTTTTGTGAGAGAAAGTCCTCGTACTGGTGTTCAAGGTCTTCTATGGTGTCTTTGTCTCGGTGGAAGTGTACAACGTTATACAGTAAGCTATCAGCGTCCAGTAGAATATACTTTTCACGGGTGGTTATAAACTCTTGTAGCATCTGTTTTTTATCTGCTTGCTCCTTAGTTGGATTCTTGAAACATTCCAGATATTTTAATTCTGTTTGTAGATTCATGACAATTGATTTAGTTGTTCTGGTGTTAGATCAAAATTAGACTTTAAACTTTCAGCCTTGTAGTTGCCAGCCTTAACAGCTTCGAGCGACTTTTTAAAACGTTCATCGCTTAACGTTGGTTTTTTCTTTTCGCTTTCTGGCAAATCTTCTCCAGCGTAGATGTAAAGACCAAGACCGAACATTGCTAAATTTTTAACAAGACATCTCATTATAGCTGTATTAATGTCAAACATTGTTGCGGCCTCAACGCTCTTTTCTCCGAACTTTGTTTGGTATGTGTAAGGCTCTGACTTCATGGATTTATTCGCGCCGTTCATAACTGGTAATCTCATTGAGTGAGTAATACCGTTAATTGATACAGAGGTTTCTACTAAGTACCCGAGATTATTATCAAATAAGTAAGGTAAATCATTCCACTCTCTGACTATGTAACTTACATCATCATACTTAGTACATAATTCTGTCCATGCCCAAGCCCATGAAAGATAAGTTAAACCGTTTTTCTTTTCGGTGTGCTTGTTTACGTTTATGTTGTTAAGGTCATTAAACGGATTCGCTTTTGGTAAGACATCAATAATATCTTTCTTTTTCATATCCTCTAGTCCTTGGTTAAATTGTTCTTCGTTGCTCATAGTTTTTGTTTTCTTTAAAGTTACTGTTTTATTACTATCCTTTACAAATGCCCTAGCTTTCTTTCATCGTGAATGAAGTCAGGATCACCAAAGTAATCTTCTTCGATCTCTTGAACGATAGTATCATCTTCTATCGTGTACGGTGTTTCTTCTCGACAGCTTTTATTAAGTCTTTCGATTAGTTCGCGTTGATACGTTTCTATTTCTATCTCGCATCTTGATTCGAAAATCTCTTCGTCTATTTGGTTGGTTACTCTGAAAATCATATCTTATTTGTTTCCTCGAATTTACGGTTAATTACTTGGTATGTTTATCTAATTGTGATGAACGGTTGGTATCAATGATGAGCGGTAAATCGAAAATCACATCCTATTTCCTTCAGTTCCGTTTCAGTTTCGCTCCCGTCCAGTATAAAATACTTAGTGTACTTCTTTCCGTAAAGTTTGCTGTTGCGTAACTGGTAACGCTTAACCATTTCCTTGTACTTGCGCTTATTGATTCTTACTATTAACCTTTCGACAATTCCTTTAATGAGTTTCCGTTGCGTCGTAGGTAGGTTCAAAGTGTGATACTGTACCTCTATCGAATACATATTTCCAATGCGTTCAACGTAACCGACTTTCTCACAGTCGTGAAGTATTTCTGTTATTGAGTCTGTTATTTTGTTGTAGGTTACACTCATGGTTTATAAGTTCATTTACTAAATCGGTTAGTTAAATATATTTGGTTGTTGTGTATAATAAAATAAAAATTATGTGTTTTTTATTTCAACATAACCATTTCTCGG